TAGTCGAGCGCCTCAAATACTTCCGCGCAAACTTCGCTGATCACTCCCTCACCACAGAAGTCGTACAGCTGACACCCGACTTCTGCGTATTGAACGCAATCATCACCGATCCCAATGGCCGCATCGTCGCAAGCGGAATGGCACAGGAAGATCGCACCAGTAGCGCTATCAACAAGACCAGCTACGTCGAGAACTGCGAGTCCTCCGCATGGGGAAGGGCGCTCGGCAACTTCGGTATTGGCTTGGAAACAAGCATCGCATCAGCGGAGGAGCAGGCAATGGCACTCAGCAAAGAGCAGATGCTGAACGACATCCGTATGCAGTACCACCACATGCTGTGCGAAAAAGTACCCGATCTCAAGCAACGATTCAAGCTGGAGGCACGCGAGAACTGGGACATCGCCAAGTACGAATCAGGCTTAAAATATTTATCCACCCTTTAACCCAACACAACCATGAACAACGAAACAATCACCTTCACCCCACTGCCAAAAAAGGCAATGACAGACCAACAATTCAAGCTTGAACTAAGCAAGTTCAGCATCAAGCAACGCGAGGAGCGCAGCCGCTTCGCCTTCGAGCAGTACCAGATGAAACTGCGTTTTAAGGCATCGCAGCTGAAGGACAGAGAGGCATTCATCAACGCACTGCAAGGAGGTGACCAATGCTAACGCTTCCTACCAACATCGACAAAGCCGAGATAGAGGCCTTCGTCAACCACGTCACCGCCGAAGTAATGGACGGTCACGTTGATCCGCTTTCCGTTCACATCCGCTGCAAGGCGGTTGTGAAAGCGCTGGAGGCTATCATCGAGCGCACTGAAGAACTGGCGAAAGACACCGCTGCGACCTACGGCAAGGGCGAGTTCAAATTTCACGGTGCAAGCGTTCAGCTACGCGAGCCGCGTGACGTGCCGGACTTTACACAAGATCCAGTCTGCGTTGAACTGGCAGACCGCCTCAAAGCACGACACGAGTTAGTCAAGACCGCTTTTAAGATGGCAGGCACCGCCGCCATCGTCGATCCGAACACTGGCGAAGTTGTGCCGGTGGTACCAGTGAAGCCAGCCAAGACCACTCTAACCGTAACCTTCCGATGACACCATATGAACGCGATGAAGCGATGATGTCGCTCTCCCACCACAATATGCAGCTTGGCAAGGTCGTGACGCTTGTTGGCCAGCTATTCCAAAACGTATCGCCTGAAGTTTCGGCGCGCCTCTACCCGGTCTGGGCGGAGGCGTACCGGAGCGCACTCCAAGACATGCAGAACGCGTACAACCTCGGCGTGACCGAAGAACGAAAAAAGTATGAACACCTAAACCAAACCGACCTATGACCAGAGAACGATCCTTCAAACACTTCTACCCAATCGCGCACAACGGCGGATTCATTGAACCAATAATCCACATCGAATACGAGGCGCACGACTGGAATCACGAACACGCTGGCAGCATCGACGTCATTGACGCTTGGGTGTCAAGTTTCAAGTACATAAAACTTGACATAACCACACCCGAAGTCAAAGTCGGGGAAGTTCCGCCAGTGCTATTTGAATGGAAGAAAGCCGTGATGAGCGACAGCGAAATAGAAAGCGCGCAATCATGGCTGGATCAGACGCCGCTTGACTTCTTCCACGACGCCGCATTTGAGAACGAGTGCCAAGAATGGCAAGAACCACCCCTATCTTTACAACCATAACCCAAAAAAAATTTAAACCCAAACCAACTATGAGTACATACCAAAAGAAAGACGGCGACATCAGCGTCTTCACCAACAACTCCGACAACGCTAACGCTCCCTCGTGGAAGGGCAACCTGCTCCTGAACGGCATCGAATACCAAGTTGCGCTGTGGCGCAAGCAAGGCGCAAAGGGCGAGTTCTTGGCCGGCAACGTGCAGGTCAAGCAGCAGCCATCAGCGAACAGCGCGGAGTATTACGCTGGCAAGCCGAAGGCAGAATCGCACAATAACCTAAACATCCAAGACAATGGCAACGACCTCCCATTCTGACCTTGGCTTAAAGCTAAGCCTGCAAATCGACGGCAAGCGCATCAGCATCGAAAGTGACGACAGCGAACTGACCGCTACTGAACTGGTCGAGTTGTTTTACGACCTTGCGATTGCTGCAACCTACATCGACAACAACATCATTGACGCGATGCGAAAGGTCGCAGATGAACACGACCCGCGAGGTCGCAATATGACTTAATGTTGTATATTTGTATCAGAGTTTGCCAGCGAGGTCGTAGCCGCTCGTGAACGTAAGCAAAGCCGCTACCTTGGCCTGCCCCGACTGCTACGACCAGTCGGGGCATTTTTTTCTACCCATAAATTCTAATAATGACAAACTGCAGTTTTTTCAAAACTCACAAGGACGTAGTCCCGAGAACCACAATCCATCTTGATAATTTTTTAGACAACGTCAAAAACGGTACGTATGAAGACCAAGTGACGAATGTAAGAATAGGCAAGGTGAAGAAGGAGACATTGGAATGCATAACCCTAAGCGGTGAATTTAGCAGACGGAACGCTGACAACATAACCAAACACAGCGGATTCATCTGCATGGATATTGACCAGCAGAACAACCCGGATCTACAAACCAAACGCCAGGCGCTTATTGATGATAAGTATACCTATAGCGTTTTTACGTCTACTGGAGGATATGGATTGGCAGTGCTATTTCGCATTGATTCTGAGAAACACCTGGATGCGTTTCTTGGATTGAGTAAGTACATAGCCGACAATTACCACCTGATTGTAGACGAATCTTGCAAGGATGTGACACGACTGCGCTACGTCAGTTACGATCCCGATTTATACAAGGCAGACAAAATGCCGCCGGTATTTAAGCAGTATTTAGAAAAGCCTAAGTTCCTACCCAAAACCATTTACGTCCACAGCGACAAAGACATCAGCTATATCACTGACCAGATTCAGCAGAAGCGTGTTAACCTGTGCGAATCATATGAGGACTGGGTGAAGATCGGGATGGCTATCGTCAGCAAATACGGAGACAGCCAGGAAGGGCGAGATCTATTCCACCTGGTCAGCAGTCAGTCGCTAAAGTATGACTTCAAAACATGCGATTCCAAGTACACTGTTATACTAAAGGGAACTCGGGGCAAGGTCACCTTTGCGACGTTCATGTTCCTGTGTAAGAATGCGAACATCGAGATACAAACGGCCGAGACTATGCGGGTGCAGATGATTGCGCAAACGAACCGGCTCAAGATTGGGAAGCAGGGAGGATGGGCGGATGAAGATAAAGCTAAGAGCGCGACGTTAAAACAACTGGAGCAAGAGGGCATCAACGATGCGAATCAGCGCGTAAACGATACGTTTATGATGCCGGCAAAGGAAATAGATAAGCCTTCAGCTGATGAGATGTTAGATGCCCTCAAGGCGCAGATTAGCACCTACAACATCCGGATGAATAAAGTGACAAGGCAGTATGAGCTGGATGGTAAGCCTGTCGATGATCGGGTGCTAAACACGATTTACCTGGAGGCCATAGATCAGCAGGGCAGTAAGGTTAAGAAGCAGTTGGTGTTTGATATAATCGATTCAGAATGGACCCCCCAATACGATCCGTTCAAGGAGTGGTTTAATAGGCAGAAGCGATCAAGACCTACCGGCAACATCGAAAGGATGTGCGATACCATTAGCAGCGATGTCCATGATTCCACATACATCAGGCGATTCCTGCCGAAATGGCTGACCTCTATTGTCGCATCGATGCATGGCCAGTATTCGATTATCTGTCTGGTGCTAACAGGGCCACAAGGTATCGGCAAGACCAATTTCTTCCGCAACCTACTACCCGAAGAACTGCGCTCGTATTACGGCGAATCAAAACTTGATGGCGGCAAGGATGATGAGATACTGATGTGCAAGAAGATAATACTCTGCGACGATGAATTTGGAGGCAAGAGCAAAATGGAGGCTAAGAAACTCAAGGAATTATCCAGCCGCCAGACCTTTAGTGTTCGTAAGCCGTACGGCAAAACGCACGAAGATCTAACCAGGTATGCGGTGCTGTGCGGCACGTCGAATGAAGAAGAGGTCATTAATGATCCAACCGGCAACCGGCGCATCATACCTATCAACGTCGCCAGCATAAATTGGGACGCCTATGAAGCTATAGACAAGGCTGCGCTGTTCGTTGAGCTGTATCACTATTATCACGATAACCCTACGGATTGGATGCTCACAGGCACGGACTGTGAATACCTAAAGGAAAAGACAGAGCAGAACCTCCAGGTCAGCATAGAAGGCGAGATGATTGAAAAGTATTACGAGCCACCTGGCACAGTCATAGGTGCCGAATGGTTTACGACATCCGATGTGTATCAGTACATCCTGAACACGAGCGGATTGAAGACCTCGAACATAACCATCTACAAGATTGGGCAATACCTGAAGAAGATGGGCTTCGAGAGGAAGAGTATTAAACAACGTGGCAGCAACATCACAAAACGCTGTTATCTGATGTCTAAGAGGACATTAGCAGAAGTCAGCCTGTCTGAACCCAATTTCTAAAAACACAAAAGTGGTAAGAGTGGTAAGAGTGAAACGCGTTTTTTTCAATTTAACCTATATGATGTGTGCGTGCATGCGTCATGTGTGTGTATTAATAAATATAGTTTATTTCTTAAAAGTAGTTACCACTCTTACCACCGAGCCAAAAAACATCGTATGCAAACTGCAAACCCAATATTTTGGTGGTAACAGTTGCTTTTTAACTCTTACCACTCTCTTACCACTCTTACCACCGAACATAAACCCATGAAACTACGTCCATACCAAAATGTAGCCATCAAGGCTATGAAGATGCACATGAGTAACCAACACAAGCGTCTAATACTGTGCAGCCCTACCGGCAGCGGAAAGACCGTTATGTTCAGCCATATGGCCAGGCAGTCAATAGACAAGGGCAACAAGGTCATGATCCTGACCGATCGCCAGGAGCTGATGAACCAAACGCACTATGCGCTGCAGCAATTTGAATTGAACCCTGCCAAGATTACGGCTGGAGATAGGAAGTACGAAGATGCAAGTTGCTACGTTGCCATGATTGAAACCATGAAGCGGAGGATTTACACACCTTTGTGGAGTGACCTGCTCAAACAAATGAAGCTCGTAATATTTGACGAGGCGCACAAAACAGCCTTTGATAAAATCTTCCCACACCTGCACGCAGATCAGTACGTAATTGGTGCTACCGCCACCCCAATTAGAGTCGGTCAGCAGACATCGCTGTCTAAGCACTACACCCAGCTCGTTGAATCGGTCAGCATTAAAACATTGATTAAAGATGGTTACCTGGCAGAACCGGAGTATTACAAAGTCCCAGTCGATTTATCTGGCGTGGGCATGTACCAAGGTGAATACGATGCAGCCCAGATGGGCAAGGCATACAGCGACCGGAAAGTGTACGGCGGGGTAATTAAGAACTACATGCAGGTTTGCCCAGGTAAGAAGGCGATCGTTTTTAGTAGTAATATTGAAAGCTCTATTGAGCTATGCGATAAGATGAAGGAGGCGGGACTGCCAGCAAAGCACGTAGATAGCGAAATGCACAACGAGGATCGACGATCTATATTGAACTGGTACAAGAACACACCCGACGCAATTCTGTGCAACGTAGGCATTCTTACGACAGGCTTTGATGATCCGGAGACAGAAGTCGTAATCCTGTATCGAGCGACCACAAGTTTGGCTTTGTACCTGCAGATGGTAGGTCGTGGTAGCCGGGTGACAGCTACGAAGAGTAAGTTCATCATCCTCGACTTCGGCAACAACATAGACACGCACGGTCCGTGGGACGAAGATCGCATATGGAGCTTAGATAAAAGGCCGGCAAAGGGAGGTGTTGCGCCTCATAAAAAATGCCCGAATTGCGAGTATCTTTGCCATAACAGCTTCAAGGAATGCCCAGGTTGCGGATTCAAATTCCAAGCCCCAGCGCAGGAGATCATGCCAGATGTAATTCTTCAGAAAGTGCGTTTTGATATTATGAATAAAAAGAAGGACATACCTCTGGAGGTCTTGGCAAATCTGCACAAGCAAAACCCGGATGGAATGAAGAAGGGATTTGTTCTGCATCAAATGTGCGATTGCTATTGCGAGGGTGAGTATTGGTTGCGTCTCATCAGCAAAACAGGAAATTGGAAGTATGAGGCAAGGAAAAAGGCGGAGTTAATAAATGAGGATACTGGAGAACCACACTATAAATGTTTTCAAAACCGATGCAAGAACTGTCAGAATTTAAGATCCAATCACAGTGCTTTCTTTACCACTGGAACAACTACCCCGAAGAGCGGGGGCGGTTATTCGCGGTAAATAATAATAGCGACAACAAGGTCCGGGCCGTTATGAATCGAGATATGGGCGTCGTGGCCGGCGTTGCAGATATGATGTATCTAAGCGACAATGGCTTAATCGCTATTGAGTTTAAGACGGTCATCGGTAGGCAGCAGCCCAAACAAAAGCAATGGCAGGAGACAATCGAAGCGGCCGGCTACAAGTACCACATCGTCCGATCACTGGATGACTTTCTCAAAGCAATCAACAAACCAACCACCACCCAATGAACCGACAAAAAGAGTTTTACTACTACGCGGAGCAGGTCACCAAGCGCACCGGCATTGGCCTGCGTCAGATGCAGAGCCAAGACCGTCACCGCGAAGTCGCCGAAGCGCGATATTGCCTCATGCACTTGATGCGCAGTAAAATGCAAATGACGCTGATGGAGATAGCCCAGCTGATGCGCCGCCATTATTCGACAGTACACCACGGCTTGGAGGTCATGCACATTTTGCAGGTCACCATGAAGAAGTACACATGGCTCAAAGAAATTAAGCGCTACGAACCGCACAACATCAGGCCAAAAGATACTATGTATATTTGCGACCAATGTGGAGGCACGCACGATCATACTAACGCTTTACACGAGCGGCAAGCTGCGGCAGATAGCGCGGCAGCTGGCTACGCCTGACCTTGCGCCTGACCTTGAACATGAACTCGTCATCCGACTTTATGAAAAGCCAGCCGATAAGATCGAAGCAATGCACGCAGGAGGTTACCTCAACTTCTACATCGTGCGCATGGCTATCAACCTTTACCGAAGTCGTAACTCTAAATTTCAACGCGACTTCCGACACAATGAACTGCGCGAGGAAATCGCCGATCAGCAGCTGGAGGCAGCTGATGAGCCGTATGACGAAAGGCCTGATGCGATATTTAACCGGGCGCTCGAAGTCATGGATAGCTGGGCGAAAGCCGGTGCCTACCCATACGACAAGCAGCTATTCCTCCTATGGCTCGAATTGGGCAACAAGAAACTTATCGAGCGCCACACCAAGATACCTTGGAGATCAATTTCGTACACAATCAACAACTGCAAACAACGACTAAAACATGAACTTGGACCTGATTACTATCTTGCTTTTGGCCACTATGACTTCCTTGGCGATGAACCGCTATAACGTCCTGCCAGCGTGGTACTACCGCTATGCGAGGTGCAAGCCGCTGACCTGCCTGACCTGCCTCGCCTTTTGGTGGGGTGTGGTGCTGACCATCACAGCCTCCAGCCTGCACTGGCTACTTGCTATTCCTGTCGGTCTTTCTTCAGCCGGGCTGACGGTGCTGATCATTAAACTGTCGGAGAAATGACACTTGACGAAGCAATGCAGGTGCTATCGGTGAAGCACAAGCTTGACGGCTACTATGCATCGCAGACGATGTCGCTCTCACCGGGCGAGGTGTCGATGCTGGAGAACGTGGCTAACGCCAACGGCTACGGACGGACGAACTGGTGGTGTGGATCATGCGCCGTTTCCCGATTACAGGAGATGATGGCTGACGCAATGGACGCACGCGCACGATTATCGACTCAATGATATTTACTACTATGCCACTACCTACACCAACAGACAGCGAAAGCAAAACGGACTTCATCCAGCGTTGCATGGGTGATGACAAAACTGCCAGCGAGTTCCCGAGCCAGCAGCAGCGCTACCTTGTTTGCGCGAGGCAGTGGGAGGCAGACCGCAGCGCCTTTGCTGACACCTACGCAGACTACGGCGAGGGTGTGCGCAACAACGCCAAGCGCGGCATTGAGCTGAACGAGCGCAACGGCAACAAGTGCGCAACGCAAACTGGCAAGGTCAGGGCGCAGCAACTGGCCAAAGGCGAAGGCATCAGCGTTGAAACGATCAAGCGGATGCACAGCTACCTATCGCGTGCGGAAACGTACTACGACAACGCAGACAGCACCAGCGACTGTGGTTACATCAGCTACCTGCTATGGGGCGGCAAGGCGGCGCTTGGGTGGAGTAGGAACAAGCTGCGAGAATTAGGTGAACTAAACGAAGATTGACATGCAGACACAACCCGACATTACAATCGAACAGGAAGCGCGCGCACTCGACTGGCAGGATCGCGGACACCTGTTGACAAACCTGTCAAACGTATTGGATTCGCTCGAAGACAGCACAGCACCCAACGCGATGCACGCGAAGGTCGCGGTCATAGAAAAGATCATTGACATCGTCACAAACATTGAGGCATGAAGCTGACACCGATAAAAGACATAAAGCCGAACCCGAACAATCCGCGAGTAATCAAGGATGAGAAGTTTGCCAAGCTGGTGCAGTCGCTAAAAGAACTGCCAGAGATGGCAACTGTGCGGCCTGTTGTCGTGAATAGCGATATGATCGTACTGGGCGGCAACATGCGGCTCAAGGCGATGAAGGAGGCAGGATGGAAGGAAGTACCTATTGAGATTGTGGACTGGGATGAGGATAAGCAGCGGCAGTTTATCATCAAAGACAACGTCGGCTTCGGGGAGTGGGATTGGGAGATGCTGGCGAATGAGTGGGATGCCGAGCAGTTGGAGGAGTGGGGTCTTGACATTCCTGCATTTGACGACCCGAAGGAATTGGAAGCGGAGGAGGATGACTACGAGATACCCGACCAAATCACGACCGACATCGTGCTGGGTGATTTGTTTGAAATTGGACCGCATCGTTTGCTTTGCGGGGATAGTACGCAAACCGACACTTTTGCAAAGTTGTTTGACAATCAAATGGCTGACCTTGTTGTGACTGACCCTCCCTACAATGTGGACTATGAAGGAAAGACAAAGGATAAACTTAAAATCGTAAATGACAAACAAAAAGATGAAGATTTTGATAAGTTTTTGTACGATTTTTTTACTGCATTAAATTCTTACTCAAAGGCGGGTTCGCCTTGGTATGTATGGTCGCCACCAGGCGCACCTGAAACTCAATTTAGAAATCAGTTTATGGCAAGCGGTTTATTATTAAAGCAATGCCTCGTTTGGATAAAGAATTGTTTAGTTATGGGTCGTCAGGACTACCAATGGAAGCATGAATCTTGTTTGGAAGGGGTTTCCGCTGAATCGTGGGAATGGGTTAAAGAACACGAGCCTTGTCTTTATGGTTGGAAGGTTGGGTCTGGTCACTTTTGGAAAGGAGGGAGAAAACAAACAACCGTGCTTGAATTTGACCGACCATCTAAAAACAAGGAACATCCAACAATGAAGCCAGTTCCACTAATTGGGTATCAAATAGGCAATAGTTCCAAGCAGGGAGATATTGTTGCAGACGGCTTTGGTGGAAGCGGAACCACAATGGTGGCTTGTCATCAAATGAATCGCAAGGCTTACTTGGTTGAATACGACCCCAAGTACTGCCAGGTCATCGTTGACCGTATGATGAAACTTGACCCAAGCCTTGAAGTCAAGCGCAATGGGCAACCATACAAAACAGGGCAATAACAGGGAAAATGCCAACGCCTCCTGAACATACACAATTTCAAAAGGGAACCAGCGGCAACCCGAATGGGAGGCCGCGTAAGTACGTCACGACGCTGGCGGCAAACGGCTACAAGCGCAGCGAAATCAACGACACGATCCAAGCTATGATGGCCATGACTATTGAGGAACTGAAAGGCGTGTACGAGAACCCAAGCGCGACAATACTGGAAAAGACCATAGCAGGGGCGATGCGCAAGTCGCTGGAGAAAGGCACGCTCTATTCGCTGGAAACATTGTTATCACGTGTCTACGGATTGCCAAAGCAAGAAATCACCGCAGACGTCAAAATCGAGCAGCCTCTATTCAATGACTGACGCAATCACCGAAGCCGTTGTTGCCCAACTTAGGACAAGAGCAGAAAAGGGCAAGGAGAAGTACGGCACAACGATGGAGAGGGATGACCTGACGCTGATCCAGTGGTTGCAACACCTGCAGGAGGAGTTGATGGATGCGGCCGTATATGTTGAGAAGTTGAAGGGGGAGATAGACAAGGGTGGATGAGTTTCCAGCACACCACCGCGATAAAACGCATACGGCGGATGACTGCCCGAAAGAAAGTCATCCAAGGCGGCACAAGTGCTGGAAAAACATACGCAATACTGGCAGTCCTGATCCACATAGCAGCCAAGGCCAAGACCGAGATCAGCGTCGTGTCTGAATCAATCCCGCATCTACGACGTGGCGCAATGAAGGACTTTGGCAAGGTCATGCAGTGGACGAACCGCTGGCGTGATGAAGGCTGGAACAAGACGCTGCTGACATACACCTTTGCCAACGGCAGCACGATTGAGTTCTTCAGTGCAGATCAAGAGGCGAAGCTACGCGGCGCACGGCGGCAGGTGCTATACATCAATGAGGCCAACAACATCGACTTCGAGGCGTACCATCAGCTGGCCATCAGAACGAGCGAAGCCATCTACATCGACTTCAACCCTGTGTCGGAGTTCTGGGCGCATACCGAAGTATTGGCAGAGCAAGACAGTGAGTTGATTGTGCTGACCTACCGCGACAATGAGGCGCTTCCGGCTACGATCCGCGACGACATCGAAGCGGCGCAGGTCAAGGCGGCGACATCGACGTACTGGGCGAACTGGTGGAAGGTCTACGGCTTGGGTGAAGTCGGATCATTGCAGGGCGTGGTCTTCGACGATTGGCAGCAGGTGGACGGCATCGACTTTGCTGGTGATAAGCTGGTAGCCATCGGCTTGGACTGGGGGTACACGAACGATCCCACGGCGGTGGTTGCCGTCTACAAGCGAGGCAGCACTATCCTCCTGCATGAGTTGCTCTACTCATCAGGCCTGACCAACCAAGACATCGCTGAACACCTACGCAAGCTGGGCATTGGCAGGTCGTGGCCGATCATCGCTGACAGTGCTGAACCCAAGAGCATTGAGGAGGTGCATCGCCTCGGCTTCAACATACACCCGGCGACGAAGGGCGCCGATAGCATCAGGAACTCAATCGACATCCTCAAACGTCAGCCGCTATTTGTCACGCGCGAATCGACGAACCTGATTAAGGAGTTGAGGAACTACACTTGGGACACGGATCGAACTGGCGCGTCGTTGGGTGTGCCGATTGACCGGTACAACCACGCCATTGACGCGGTGCGTTACGTCGCGCTAAACAAGCTATCAGCCAACGCTGGAGGCAGGTACGTGATCATGTAGTAGATTTGTAGCATGATACATCCAACCGCAATAATTGAAGAGGGCGTTGAACTTGGTGAAAACGTCAAAGTATGGGCATTTGCTCACATTCGCACAGGTGCTAAAATCGGCGACAACTGCGTCATCGGCGAAGGCGCGCACATTGACACTGGCGTTCAAATTGGCAACAACGTCAAAATCCAAAATCACGCGTTGATCTACCACGGCTGCATCATTGGCAATGATGTATTCATCGGCCCGAATGTGGTGACGACCAACGACTACTACCCAAGCGTTTACGGCGACTGGAAGAACAACGGCAGGTTTCGATCTACCTACTTTTGCAAAGGATGCAGCGTCGGGGCAAACAGCACGATTGTCTGCGGAGTGCGCATCGGCGTTGACGCTTTGATCGGCGCCGGTAGTGTGGTGACGCGTGACATTCCCGATGGCTTTCTTGCGTATGGCAACCCAGCGCGACCAATTAAACAGAAGACATGAACATACTAATAGCATCATTGTTCTTCCGCCAGTACACAGGGTCGGAACTTTACGTCTTGCAGGTTGCCAAGGGATTGAAGGCTATGGGGCATAAGGTCACGGTCACGTCACCATACATGGACTACCCGATGATCGCAGAGGCGCAGATGGCGGGGGTGCTGATTAAACCATTTGCAGAGTTGACAGGGCGCGAAGCCTACAACGTCATTCACGTTCAGCACAAGCAGGTCACCGATTACTTGTGTGCGCTATTCCCACAAACGCCGAAGGTTGCGACGATACACAGCGTCTATTTCGATTTAGAGCGACCTGTGAAGCACGAAAGCATCAAGAGGTACATCAGCATAGCGCAGCATGAGAAAGACGAAATACACGCGCGATATGGCGTTCCATTGAATAAAATACACGTCATCTACAACCCTGTCGATTATACCCGATTTAATACGGACGGAATACAGGATGGCGGTTACGTTTTACTGGCCGGAACGCTTGACTACATGCGCAAGGCTATGATTTACGATGCGGCGGCGTGGTGTAATGATAACGACAGGCATTTTGTCTTGGTAGGCTACAACAACGGCGATTTCCTCGAAGACTTAAAAAGTCGCTACCCAATCCACTACTGCGAGGCGGTGAGCAATATCGAAACGCTGGTCAAGGGTTGTCACTTTGCCTGTGGCCTGCACATCGGCAGGACAACGATTGAAGCGTGGATGTGCGGCAAGGCGGTGATGAGTTATCACTTCAACGCTGAAGGGGCGGTGACAAAGCGCGAGATGCTGACGGTACCCGGCGACATTGCAGACTACCGCGCCGAAAGCGTGTGCAAGCAACTTTACGCATTATACATCCAAGCCTTGAAAGCATGAGCCTACTCAACAAAATCACCGTCGACCAGTTCCAACGCATTGTGTCTATTGAGGCCAACGCAATCTACACGACCAGCGACAAGAAGATCGGCGTCATCGCCGTTCTTGACAACCTGCCGATTGATCAGGTCAAGAAAATGACAATAGCGGAGGTCAACAAGCGGTATGGTGAGATTAACGCCGCAAGCAAATCGCTATCGTCGCTGGCTGCCAAGCGTCACGCCAAGGTTGCCGGAAAGTGGTATCAATTTGAGTGGTTCATTGACGAAATCAGCGCAGGGCAGTTGGTCGAGTTGTATTCCTACGACATGAGTAGCGAGCAGGGGGTGATTGACAACTTGCACCTGATCTTGGCGACGCTTTCGAGAGAGTGCAGGGTGTGGAAGTGGTGGCCGAAGGCGTACGATGGCAAGGGGCATAAGCAGCGCGCAGAGGCGATGTTGCAGATGAACATGAGTGACGTTTGGGGTTATGCCGCTTTTTTTTTGCAGCTTTCAGAGCCTTTGTTGACGATTATGCGGAAGTCTTTGACGGATCAGGGGAAGACGACGACAACGGCCAAGGCGTAAAAAAGCCGAACTACGGCTGGGTCGGTGTGGTCTACCGCATGGCCGGCAAAGATCCGCTGCGCATGGATCAGGTGTTCAACATGCCAGCGCGGGAGTTCATGAACGCGCTGCTGCTGATGAAGGCGATGCCGTAGTGCATAGATTTTCGCGTTGCGATATTTACTTGCATGAAATTTTCCGCAAAATTAGAGGGCGACGTACTGGGCGTTGGCACTGACGTAACCAAGGAGTTCAGCCTGTCGCGATCTCCTGACGTGAACGCAGCGCTAATTCGGTGGATGCAGGATGTTATTAAGCTGACCATTGAAGGCATCGACCGCGTTGACGCCAAGGCTACGCTTAACCTGCGTCAGTCGGTAGGCTTCGCGGAGTTGCCGGTAGAGCAGAAGGTCGCACAGGTCGCGATGGAAATGGCGTCGTATTGGAAGTTCGTCGAGTACGGCGTCAATGGTGTGAGCGTAGACAGGGGTGCGCCTTTCACCTTCCGGCGAATTCGTCCGTCGAAAAAACACGTTGAAGCAATAGAAAAATGGATTGTTGACCGGGCGGTTACGATAGAATTTGACGATACGGACCCGGAAACATCAATGGAACAAGCCGCATATTCTATTGCATCAAAAATAAAACGTGACGGCATTAAGGGGCGGCCATTCCTCAATTCGGTACTTACGGATGCGAAGATGGATGAGTTGGTCAAAAGCATCGCCGAGGTCGTAGGCAAGGAAATATCAATTTCAATGAACGTATGAGCATAACTATAATATCCGCGCTGCCATCGCTGCTTCCAGTCGGCAACAGCGACGTCGTGGTCGTGTCGAGCAACAACACCGCCTCCGCTAACTTCCGCTATGTCTGCGACGTGTCGGGGTCGCTTTCGTCCGCGCGCTTGAAGTGCGACAAGCTGCCGACGACGAACAACGGCTTTTTCGGAGTGTCAAAGGTCGTGGAGACGCTGATAGCACCGAAAATACCACAGCTGATCAGCGGCTGGCAGGATGGGGGCTATGCAGTCAACGCCAACCTGACCTTCCGCGAGGAGTTCGGCTCGCCTCCGACGGTGGCGACAGGCGGCACAGCATCAGCGTCGCTTATCGCGTGGCAGGCGGCGTTTCGCCAGCAGGACTACGCGGCCTACTCGCCGAGTGCGTACATAGCGGCGACGGTGTCGGGTGACACGCCAGCGATTAAGACGTTCAGCAACAGGCCAGTGACTTCAACGCTTGGATCGGGTGATAGCGACTTCATCGGCGTGCTTTCCAATGTGTCGGGGATTGCATTGCGCGTCACCTACGACGATGGCACGCCGCGTGCAGCCTTTCTGGTGACTGGCAGCACGTCGACGATCAGCAACATCATAAACGCTGGTCCTTATGGCGTCTATAACTTAACCTCGTCGCAGTGTTCCGACGGCAACGCAGGGAGTGTCAACTTCCCAGCGAATGGAGGCAAGATTGCAGTCTTGGTCACTTTCAACGCGGCAGGCACGAATACAAGCGTGTTCAGCCGAACCGCTGCATACACTTACGTCATCGACAACTGCCAGCGATACAACGACCTGCGTGTCTTTTTCCGCAACATGTACGGCGGCATTGACGGCTACACCTTTACCCGGATGAACAGGCAGCGCGTCGATGTTGACCGCAAGACCTACGGCTACAACGCCAGCGTCTACGGCGATGACGTCTATGATAAGCAGTGGTCGGTGACCTACCGCGACACCTACACGCTGAACAGCGACTGGCTCACCGATGCGGAGTTCAGCTGGCTTCAAGAGATGATCTACTCACCGGAGTGCTGGATTCAGATTGGCACGCAGCTCGTTCCAGTGGTAGTCAAGACGGACACCTACAACGTCCGCAAGCGTGTCGTTGATAAGTTGCAGCAGATCAGCGTTGACGTTCAGGTGGGCTATGAAAACACCGCGCTATGAGTAACGTGAAGTTCGTCTGCTACCCGGACGCGGATGCGCCATCGACAGGCTTTGACCTTGACGTTTCTGGCGACACCGATATTGCGGTCACCTTCAGCGTTCAGGACTTGGCTGACGTCACCAAGCGCAAGGGTGCGTTCAGCAAGACGATTGCGTTGCCATCTACGAAGGGCAACGACGCCGCGTTTCGCCACGCCTACAACGTGCAGAGTTTCGTTGGCGGCTTCACACCAAACAAGCAGGTCAAGTGCGCGGTGTGGAGTGACGGCGTTCAGGTATTCGCTGGCACTATGCAGCTATTGTCGATGACGGTCATGAAGAACCAAGCGACCTATGAGGTCGCCATCTACGGCGAGGAGGTGGCGCTATTTAGCAACATGGCTGACGTCAAGCTTGTCGACACGGTGGGAGTGACAGGCATGAACCACACCTTCAGCGTGTCGCTGGTCACAGGCACTTGGGATGACAGTTACAGCGATGCGAGCGGATATGTTTACGGCATTATTGACGCCGCTGGCCACTTCCACTGCTACGACGTCAGCAACCCATTAGGGCCGCTTGCGCCGCTGTTCAGTTCAATCACGCCAATCTTCGATAGGCTGATCCCGATTGAGTTGATGCGTCCAAACATTTGGGTTAAGAAGATGGTCGACTTGATTTTCGCGCAGCACGGCTATCGCTATCAGTCGGCTTTCTTTAACACTGCGGAGTTTGAGCGTATGGTCATCCCTTACGCGGGCGACGCATTCGCGTATGTCAGCGCCTCGGATAAGTGCTATGTTGGCAGCGAGTTAGTGACGTGGGATGGGGCCGAAGAAAAGACGATAATCTTTGACGAAACTGGCGATCCATTCTTCAACGGTGGCGACGGCAAGGTCAACACTACGACTGGCCTTTACACCAGCAGCAGCCAATATATAGGCATATATCGACTGCGCTTTGAAGGCATTTTCACTGGCGGCGCTGATCCGACTACGTTTATCATATCAGCAAAGGACAATGCAGGCAACGTGCTGAAGGATCAGTATGGCAACAACATTCAGGTCACCGAAACGATTGGCACTACGGAGCGGCTTCTATCCCTTGACGCGACTCTCATCTTCCCGGCGGCTGGCACGATGAAGATAACGATTTACTGCGACACAGGAGGCTCAACGATGGACGCAGGTACGTTGCAGATCAACCTACTGGAGCGCTTCTCCGTTGTCGGCCAATCAATGGACATGCGCACGGCGCTGCCTGCCGATACCTTGCAGATTGACCTTCTCGCCGACTTGCAGAAGATGTTTAACCTCTATTTCTACCAGTCGCCGCAAGATCCGTCACTCATCTACATTGAGCCGTGGACTACCTTCTACTCCAGCGGCGTCGTTGATTGGTCGCAGAAGTCCGACGAGAACGCGGAGATGACGATGATATGCGGCGATCCTGAACTCCGCAAGCGCTTCACCTTTGCCTACCGCGATGGTGGCGAGGCGCTATCCAAGCAGTACCGAAACACGTGGCAGACAGGCTATGGATCGAGGCAATACGACACCGACAACTTCTACGGACGTGGCGAGCAGGTCATCGAAACAAAGGCGGCGACAGTCATCCCTGCGCAGTATCGCACGAACATCGTCATGGGCAGGACGTGGGATGTGGAAGCGGATGGCAGCATACGTACGATGAAGACAGGGTACAGGCTGGCGCAGTACAACTACGTCAAGATGCAGCCGTCGCCAAGTGGCAGCGTTGAAACGTGGCTTTGGATTGATGGCTTCAAGACCACGGTAAGCAGCTGGGTGAGTGGTGACACGTTGCCCTATATCGGCCACGTTGACAACCCATACAACCCAAGTCAGGACTTGGCGTTTGGTATGCCGCGGCAGCTTTACTTCGCCTTACCGGATGGTCAGGCAGGATTTACGCCGTATACGAACAATAACCTATTCAACACCTACTGGCGCAACTACATTGAAGAAATCGCAAGCAAGGAGGCGATGCAGGTTGAGGCAACATTCCTGCTGACGGTCACCGACATCGCGACGCTTGACTTCCGCATCCCGATCTACTGGCACGGCATCAAGTGGCGGTTGCTTGAGATAAAAGATTACAGGATCGGGCAGAACGTCATGTGCCGGGTGACGCTGCGCCGCATCTTAAACCTCGCAGAGCTCAGCGCGCAGTCGGTCAACCCTGTCGGCAACTACAACCTCAACGCGGAGGTGCAAGGTGAGTATTACCCACAAATCGTCAACCCAATAAAAGGCAAGTAATGGCAGAAGTAGACAAAGAGATCACCGTCAAGGTCAGAGCCGAAGACGACACCCAGAAGGCGACGCAATCGGCGAAGGCACGCCTCCGTGAATTGCAACAGCAAATGCTTGATCTGGAAGCGGCTGGGCAGAAGAATACGGATCAGTTTCGGCGTATGTCTAACGAGGCAGAATCTTTAAGAAGCGCTATTGGCGACACGAGCGCGCAGGTGAAGGCGCTGTCGTCTGGTACGCAGACATTGGACAAGTTCACATCATCACTTCAAGACGTTGCCGGCGGCGTCGCTGTTGCGCAAGATGCGATAGCAGAATTAGATGAAGATGTCAACGTCAATATTAAGGCTGAAGACAACACCCAGAAAGCGACGCAGTCCGCAAAGGCGCGCCTCCGCGACTTGCAAAAGCAGATGCTTGACCTCGAAGCGGCGGGCCAGAAGAACACCGACCAGTTCCGGCGGATGGCTGCCGAGGCAGGATCGCTGAAGGACGCTATCGGTGACACAAGCGCACAGGTCAAGGCGCTAGCGTCGGACACAAGGACGCTGGACACGTTCACCTCTGCAATTCAAGGCATCGCAGGCGGCTTCGCCGTTGCGCAAGGTGCAGCCGCGCTGTTCGGCGAGGAGAGTGAGGACGTGCAGAAGGCAATGATGAAGGTGCAGGCGGCGCTGGCGTTGGTCAATGGTGCAACGGCTGTCGCCAACGCGCTGAATAAAGATTCTGCGCTGATGGTCAACCTGAACGCGGCGGCGCAGCGTGCCTATGCGCTGGCAGTTGGCACCAGCACAGGGGCAATGAAGGCGTTCCGCTTGGCGCTCATAGCGACAGGCATCGGCGCGGCGGTGGTAGCCATTGGCTTGCTGATCGCCAACTTCGACAAACTGACGGCAGCGGTCAAGGGATTTCTGGGCATTAAGGTGAAGGAGAACCTTGACGGTCAGATTCAGTCGATGGAGCGTGCCGCAGAAATCGCCAAGGAGCGCGGCGCTACCGAGGCGGAGGTCTTCGCGATGGAGTTCGACATCAGCAGGAAGCGACTGCAAAATGCGAAGGATGAGGAAGAGATGGCGGAGGCGCGGCATCAGCATAACGTCTTGCGAGCGCAGTATGAAAGCTATATTAAAAAGACAGAGTTAGAAAAGCAGGACGCTGCCGCAAAAGAGGCGGATAAGAGGCAGCAAGAGCGCGAGAAAGCCGTTGAAGAGCGCAGGCGGAAACAGGAGCAGGAGCGGGAAGCTGCCGCCGCAAAGCAGAAGGAAATTGACGGCATCATTGCCGACAGCAGGCAGGTGTTGCTGGAGAATAGCCTATCTGCCAACGAGCGCGAGTTGGAGCAGATTGACGCCAGCTATGAAGAGCGCCTCGCCAAGGTTCAGGGCAACGAGGAGGCGACCAACCTATTGTTAGCGCAACTGCGCGCTGAACGCACGGCCAAGATTCAAGAGCAGCAAGATGCAGCGGATCAGGCGGAGTTAGATGCGCAGAGGGCGCAGCTGGACTATCAGATACAAATTGAAGATGAGCTATACGCAGAGCGCGAAAAGCTACGCCAAGAGGACTTGCAGCGGGATAAGGCGTACAATGAGGCGCGTGTTCAGTTCTACAACACCGCATCGGGTAGCATCGTTGAGATTATGCGATCACTGGGAGGCAAGAGCAAGGCAGTGATGTTGGCGGCGCTGGCGTTGGAGAAAGGCATGGCAATAGCGCAAGTTGTTATAAACTTGCAGAAGGAACTGGCAGGCATCAACGCCAACGCAGCGCTTAACCCTGCCAACGCTTTGACAGCTGGTGCTGCTGGCGTGACGCAGGCATTAAGTCTAAGCACGATGGCGAAGATTAACGCTGGCCTACGCATCGCAGCTATTGCAGCGACGAGCATCGGGCAGGTCAGGAGCATCACTGGCGGCGGCGGAGGAGGCGGCGGAGGCGGCACAGCTGGCACAGGCGGCGGCGGATCAGCACCTCCAACGACAGGAGGCTTCGCATCGGGAGGCGGAGTGATGAACCCGAATAGCCAGCTAACCAACCCGAATGAAGGTGCAGGCGCAGGGCAAGGTCAAGGTATGCGCGCGTATGTCGTCGAATCCGACGTGCGCACAGTGTCAGGGCGTTTGCGTAGGATCAGCGAATTTGCACAGTTAGGTAACTGATGATATTTAACGCTATGGAACTACCAGTTTACCTGATGACCATTGATGAAGTTGACGAAGGCGTCAGCTACGTCGCACTCGTTGAATCCCCTGCGATTGAGCGGCCATTTCAGGCGTTCAGCAAGGAGAAGATGCGATTCACCGAAACAGGCGAAAAGCGCGTACTAACAGGGCCGTTGATGCTGGCAGATACGCCGATCATACGCCGCGACAAAACAAGGGGCGAGTACTTCGTGATCTTCCAGAAGGAGACGATCCGCAAGATGGTGCAGAAATATTTTAAGCAGGGCAACCAGCACAACGTGAACGCTGAACACAGCACCGCCATCGATGGTGTCTATATGTTTGAGAGCTACCTGATCGACAGGGAGCGCGGCATCAACCCACCGAACGGCTACGAGGATGCGAAGGATGGCAGTTGGTTCGGATCGTTCAAAGTTGAGAACGACAAAGTGTGGGAGGATCGCGACCAGTTCACCGGGTTCAGCATTGAAGGCTACTTCGGGATGCAGCCGACGGATACGGAGATAGAGGTGGCGATGGCGGGGTTTGCCCAAGCCTTTGAGAGTTTTTTGCATACTATCAAACCAAACGATATTTAACTATATGAACCTATCAGATCGAATTTCAGAGTTAACCCGCGTGCTGCGTAGCTTCTCCGCTGCGCCGGCACCAGCCGCTGCGCCGTTGGCGTTCAGCGACTACAAGTTGGAGGATGGCACGATGATCCGCGTCGATGGCGAGTTGGCCGTTGGCACGCTCGTCTACGTCGTGACCGAAGAGGGACTGCTGCCTGCTCCCGATGGCGCACATAGCATCCCTGAAGTTGGCGTGGTGACGACCGAGGGCGGCAAGATTGTCGAGATCGGCGACGCTGCACCTGCACCGGCACCTGAAGTTGTTGAGGCGCAAGAGGTAGAGATTGAAGTGACACCTGAAGGCGAAGAGATGCCTGCTGATCCGCATGAGGAGAGGATGCAAGCTATGGAGGCGGCTATCGCTGCTTTGGCTGCCAAGGTCGAGGAGATGATGGCGAAGATGGGCGGCGAGGTTGAAGCTAACGCCGCGAGGTTCAGCACCATTGACGCGGCGTTATCAGCGTTGGCGCAGATGCCTACCGCTGCGCCGAAGAAAAGAGCAAGTGACGCCGTCGTTGAATCCGTGAAGATGAGCCGCGCCAGCCGTCTTGCAGAATTGAATGAAACCCTAAAAACCCTTAAAAAATAAACTATGTCATTTTCAATTGGAGGACTAACCGACTACGTTGAGCAGAATAAGCTCCCGTTGTTGACCACTGCCGTTTTCGACGCGAAAACGCAGTCGCTCATGCAGAAGCGCGTGGGCGTGAAAAATCAAGAGGCGTTGAACCTTATGGACACCGACGCCGTGTTTCAATCTGCCACAGCGTGCGCATGGAACGCTAACGGCACAACCACGTTCAGCCAGCGCGTCATCAGCGTTGCGCGTGTCAAGGTACAAGAGGAGTTGTGTCCTCGCGAACTGGAAACCAAGTGGCTTGCCACCCAGCTTTCGCAAGGCAGCAACTATGAAGGTGTGCCGTTTGAGCAGGCTTTCGCAACGCAGAAGGCTAAGAAGATCGCCGCTAACATCGAGACTGCTATTTGGCAGTCGACATCGGCGACAGGCGCGTCGGGATGGACAGGCTCGTCTGCATCAATAAGCGGTGACGCGACTTTGAACAAGACCGTAGGCCTTTTGCACCTGATGGAGAAGACTACGGCATCAGCCTCTATTGTGTCATCCTTGGCCGGTGCTGCATTTAGCGACGCGACTATCGTTTCAGCGTTTGAGAACGTTTACCAAAACATCCCCGTCGCGATCGTGAGCAGGCCTGACCTTGTTGCCTTTTGCGGATGGGACGTGTATCGCTTGTTAGCTAATAAGCTGGTCAGCGAAAACCTATTCCAAGGCGACCTCGGACAGCTTGGTGGTGGTGAGA